CTACTATCAACATTAGTTATAGTATAAGTTTGAGTATTACTAGTTACATTAAATTCTTCTGTTGTGTAGACTACATCGTTAGTTACAGTAACACTTTCAGGTCCTTCAGGTAACCAATAATATTGATTATAATTTATTATTTTATCTAAGTTAGTGAAACTGTCCCATGAATAAAATTCGCTGTTAAATAACCTATTATTGTTATTAACAATTCCGCCTTCTACGCTTAAAGAATCTAAAATTCCCGGATATGAAATGAAATCTTTGGCAGTATTTTGATTTGCCTTTTCAAAAACAACTCCGGGCTCTAATTGATAATCTGTTCTAATTTTAGTTGGTTCAGTGACATAATAATCTTTAGCATTTATACCGTATCCAACTTTACTACCGATATAACCTTGAATTTTTTTCGATTCGGGTTGTGCCACTAATTGGTCTAAGGTAGCAGCCAAAAATTGAGCGTTAGTTTTTGTTTTAAATATTTCTGGTAAAAAATCTAAAGTTCTAATTCGTGCGGACATATTATCTCACTTATGCGATTTGTAATTCTGAAGGGGTCAATGCAGATATAACAACAATGTCATTTGCTGTTGCAGCGTTTGCAAAAATTTCATAAGGTGCTGATTTAATTTCATACAGGTCACCAAACTTCATCGTAGGATCATTTGGAACTAATACTGCTGAACTTATTAATTCCCCTAATTGTTCATGTAAAAATGCACTCAATTCTGAGAAGTAAAAGGTGTCTCCAAAATTCCAATTATTAATATTAAAATAGGTATTCATTGTAGTAAGTACTGATGTCCTAATTTCACTGTCGCTTGCTTTGGCATTAGAATTTTTTATGACCTTTATTGTTCCTCGTAAGTTAGGTGCTGCTTTTATACCAAATAATGGTTTAAAAACTACGCTGTTCAATACCATGCTATCACTTAACATCTTATAATTATTTAGTTTAGTATAGAGATCACTTAATTCGTTAATAGACGGTCTTGCTGGTTCAACAATAGTATTAGTGGTATCTTGTATATAATTTTGATATTGAATATAATAACTTTGTGTAACTACATATAGATCAATAATATTAGTTGTTGCTGGATCAATTCTAGCCGTGTTGCTACTGTTGTGTCTATATTGATATTGCAACCCCTGTCGACCAGTCTTAATAAAATATTGAGGCTGTTCTACCAACACATAATAAGGAGTGTTTATTGTTTGATCCTGCACAGACTTATAAAACTTATTTTCACCATACGCATAAAATAGTCTACCCAACGAATAATCATATTTTACAACTTCGATATCAGTCTTTGTTTGATATTGTGTTATGTCTGATGACGGTACTATTTGTGCTCTAGATAAATTAATTGCATCTTCTATTATTTCAAAGAAAACATATATACCAACATTAGAACCTGTATTACTATATCCAGTTATCTCTGTAAAAAAGTTCGGGTTGACAGTTAATCCTCTATTGTTTATATCATTGCTTGCAACTTCTACTTCAAAATCATTGATGTACCCGTCGCTTTCTATCGTTTGACCTATAACGTTTACTGAGATATTTTTTGCAAAAGGATAATTACTATTATATTGAGTATTAGTTGACAAAACCTTTACATAATCTTGCAAAATTTTCCCACTGAATGGATCATATACAAGGTTATTTCTGTCAAAACTAAATCTAGTATCCTTGACACTGCCAAAATAATATCTTAATGAGCGGTAAGTTATAGTATATCTATTGTTTCCTAAACTTTGAAAATTTATAAACCAATTAGTATCGTTATATGCTTGTATACTCCACCTATCTTCTAAGAGAGACAATGAATTGTTAAAAACCAAACTAAAGTTTTGTTGCAATTCCATGCGAATTATACATTCTTGAACTACTGTATTAGAAAGAGAATTGTCGAAACTAGGAAGTACGGTAGTTATTATACATCCATTCGGTATATAACCGTTTAATGTCACAGGTCCAGACCCGTTAGCGAACGAACCACGACCGTTATTATACCCGTCACCAATAACCGATAACACTGTAGTCCATATATAAGTTTGATCACTAGGTCCGGCAATACCCGATACCAATCGGTTATTTTCATCGAAATAGTAACCAGTGGGAGAAATTATTTTTATAAGGGCGCCGTTTGCAATATATTTTGCATTAAGCGAAGAATATGTACCCAATGAAATAGGTTGTTCGTTGTTGTCTATAATATTATAAAAATATCCGGTTATTGTATTGCCCGTCACTGTGCTAGTCTTCCAATATACAGTACCATCGCCCGATGCGGCATTTATACTATATGTAGGGGAGTTTTGTATGTAATATTGAATTACTCTGTTACTTGACAATGCACCACCGAGAGTATCTGTTAAAAATGTTATAATATTGCCAATGGTATTGATAGTTAAGGACAGATAACCACTTTCAGTATCTTGCCATAATGCACCATCAGTTGCTATACTATCTAAACTAGAATATTTTCCCGTAGGATCTAATATATCTAAATTTTTACTAACACCCACACTTGATCTATTAATTGCCTTTGACTTTATTATGGAGCTGTATAAAGTATATGGAAAATTGTTATAATCTTCACCATTCACCATTCTATTTTGTGAGTAGAATCGTGTAGGGGCTCTCTGTTTAATCTGCGCCAATGGCTCTCTAGCCTGAGCATTTGACACTGGTAGTTGCAAACTTAGTCCTAAAGTCAATGTTTCTGTTTTACCTAATCTACTAATATAGGTAAAAGAAATAGTTATACCTTGCATTTCGTTAGGATCTATAGTGTACGTGAGCGCGTTGCTTGATCTTAAATATGCTCTAAAACTACCAACTGGTATTTGACTGAACACCCCATCACCAAATACATAACTCACTTGATCGTTAAATCTAGAGTTTACAGAAAATATAGTTTTATTAGATGTTTCTGTTTGTAAGTAAGCATTAGCATATATGTTTTCTACCTTAGTCCATATTGTTCTAGTGCCATTATTTTGATTTAATTGGTATAACCAAGTATCTTCATTGTTTATACCTTCTATATTAATATCGACTACTTGATTTGATATTTGTTGTTCTAATGTAAAGTCAGCAGTTTGTAATGTGCCCTGTTTAAAATACAAGAAAAATCCAGTATTAGGACTTCCAAATCCCAACTTATCATTTCTATATAGAATATTAAATTTTCCATCTGAGGCAGGAGGCAACTCATAAATACTAGATGAGTCAATGCTACTAACACTTACCAATTCAAATCGCATGTCAATTGTGTCTACTGTTGTATTGAAAGGTATTATAGGCAATGAATTTGCGGGTATTTTAAGAGAATATTCGCTAGTAGTAATTCCTAAAATGTCAGATGTATTTCCAGGTTTACCTATTTTTTGAGGGTCAATTAATGCAGCATTGATGATGACATTAAATTGTTCTTGCCAATTTGCATTTGCTGGATCATTCCATAATATGGGAAGATTACTTAAATTAATACCATTAATGTCTGTTATATTTTGAGAAGTCTGTATACTAGTTACTTTAATGTATCCCTGAGATGCTAAATTTCTTTTAGGCGTGTAATTTACTAAGTTAGCAAGTTTAATTACGCTATCTCTACGTTCAGCAGTGTCAATAAAATTTTCTCTAGCATTTAAATCATTTCTAAATGCTAACCCTTGTCCCATGAACGCGATCACATCTAATAATGCAATAAATTCACTAGATTCTATATAATCATTAAAAGTTTCTGGATAATACGAGCGCAAGTAATCTATAAAACTTTTACGCAAAGTTTCATAATCATAACTTCTAAAGTCTGCTTCTCTAAAAGTTTGGTATATAGCTTGCCAATCATTTACCCCAAATAATGCTGATTGTCTTGAACTTGTTGCCATAGGTGTATATCTCTTTTTAAGTATTTATCTTACCTAAAAAACACACTTTTTAGATTTATGCAAACGTCGTTCGATTTGTAGATTGGTTTACAAACAAATTTAACTCTATTGCTTGATTAAAGGGATAAACTGCAACCTCTAATTCTAATAAAATACCATTTTCTTGAGGGAAGGCCCTGATTTGATTCATAGTTAATCTTGAATCCAATGATACTATTCTCCCGATTTCTTCTTCCAATTTAGCCTGAACGTCAGACGTATTAGGTTCAAAAACAAATGAATAAAGTGTTGTACCATAGTTTGGTTGACCAACTTTTTGTCCTTGTGGAATATTTAATGCATTAACAAGATCTTGGATCACTGTTGCTTCATCGGTGATTTTAAATTTCTTACCTGGATTTAATCCTTGCACCATTGAACCTACTCCTCCGTTATTACCTGTAGGTGCGTTAGTAGTCCTGGGTTTACATGCGTTAATAGTACTAAATCCTATATATTGTGGCATATATCTATTTATACAGGTGTTTCAGGTTCTTCAGGTGCGTCACCGATCAATTGTTTGATAGAATCGGCTACTTCTTCAACTTTTGTACGTGTTTCATACCAAATTTGCCTAATTTCATCAATTTCAGGGGATCCGGGCGGAAGATTTAGTTCTGCATCGTAATATGCTTGTTTAGCATCATTTGACAGTATAGTCAAATCTAATAACGTTTCCAATAATTCTGTTGCTTTTTTACTTTTAGCAAGTTCTTCAATAAGTTTGTCATTGGTGCTTTCCGAGACTTCACCAAATTTTGGTTTGGGAACTCTAGGATCCTCTATTACTGCGTCAGCAGTTTGATTTATAGCAGCAGTGTTATTCGTATCAATTGCAGCAGTCGGGGCCTTCAGTGCGCCGGCACCACCAAATCCAATCGATGAGATTGCGGAATTCAATGCTCCGGATGCTGCATCATTAAGGCCTCCTAATGATGCTGATAGATTGCCGGCGAGACCACCTAACCCAGATGATATTCCATTGGCTAATCCTGATAAACCTGAGGTTACATTATTAGTAACACCATTTAATCCTGCACTTAAAGTAGATTGTGCAGATGCTGCTATGCCTCTAGCGGCAGCAGTAAGGCCGACTGCTGCATTATTTACAGTAGATGTAATACCTGACACCAATCCACTACTAGGGGTGGTACCACCACCGGGAAGTTTAGGGAATGCAACTTGATTAATAGCCGATGTTAGTCCACCAGATATAACGCTACCTAAGGCATAATTCTTTGGTATACCAATTGATCCCAATCCAGCATTCAC